TTCGCTGGCAAGCAACTTGCCTTTGACGATCCCAGATCTGCTCTCTTCTTTGAGTTCATACGTCTGCTCAAAGAAATCAAGCCTAAGTATTTCTTGCTTGAGAACGTGCGTATGAAGAAAGAGTTTCTTGAGGTGATTACCGAACAAGTCTCTTCTTGTTACACCGCAGACGATGTAGCACCAGAATACAAAGATATATTCGGTTCCGTAAAAATCGAACCACATTTTATCAACAGCTCGTTACTAAGCGCTCAATCGAGACAACGCTACTACTGGACGAACATACCCAACATCCAACAACCAGAAGACAAAGGTATCGTGTTGCGAGACGTCCTTGAATACAATCCCCAGGATCCTACGTTGATGTCGGAAAACTTCGTGACTAGACAGATTAAGAATAAAAAGGATGGTGCTCTTATTAGTGAAGACAAATACAAAACAAGAAATCTATCTGCCGAAGAATACGTCAAGAACGGAAGTTATGGCCCTTACTTAGCGTGCGACGACGATGGCAAGCCAGTAGCCGACATGGTTGGAAAGAATGGCAAGAAGCTAATCAAAGAAAACCTGGACAAAGCCATGACGATTACCGCTAGAGACTACAAAGGATTTAGTGGCAGAGGATCCACAGGCGTACGAGTCGATTCACCCAAAAGAATCGGAACCGCAGATAACATCAAAGGTCACGACATACTGAAAAGAGTCTATAGTGAGGATGGCAAGTCTCCTACAATTACTGCTCATGCAGCTCAAGGCAGTGTGCCCAAAATAGAAACTAAACCCAAACAAGTTGGCGTAGCGGTTGATATAAAAGGTCACGACATACTCAAACGTGTTTACAGTCCAGAAGGCAAATCGCCAACCATTAACGCTCATAGTGGTGGCAACACAGAACCCAAAGTTGCCGTTCAATCTTACCGAGAGGTCAGAACCGATGAAGCTAAGAAGGCCAGAAAAGAAGCCAGACAAAAAACTGGTAAAGACCACACGCCTTTTAGAGCCAAGAAACTGGAACCCAGAGACGATGGCAAGGTCGGTACAGTCACACCCAGTCTTAACAAAGACCACGAAATCAGCATGATACGAGAGAAATCTAAGACCGTTAGATCGGGCGGTAGAGGATCTTACGACAGACACGAGTGGGACAGTGTAGACGAAATGCACTGGCGCAAACTTACACCGCTTGAATGTGAGCGTTTGCAAACAGTACCAGACGGCTACACCGAAGGCGTCTCAAACACACAACGCTACCGCATGCTCGGTAACGGATGGACAGTCGATGTGATTGCTCACATCTTAACCAATATGGAGAAATAAAATGATACAACCTAAAAAGCAAATCAATAATATCTACGGATATATTCGCGTCTCTTCGGAGCAACAAGTCAAAGATGGATCTTCTTTGGACGAGCAACGCAAGTCCATCGAGGAGTTTGTCGCCAATAAATATGGCCGTGAAGTCGACCAGTTCTTCACCGATGCTGGTGTAAGTGGTATGAAACCGCTACTGGAACGCCCAGGATCTAGGGAGCTGACCGACGTTATGGATAGACATGATGTGATAGTTGCTACGAAATTAGATAGGTTGGCTAGATCTTTTAACGAAATGTTGAACATGATACCCGCCCTAGAAGAAACTGGTATAACTCTTTATTTTCACGAAATGTATGGCGACACACCTGTTGTTTTGCCAAAGGAAAAAGAAAAAACAGGTCTTGAAATAAAGTTTGATTGGGCAAGACAAGCACAAAAAGTTCTTGTAATAAACATGGCTCAATATGCCGAGTTTGAAAGAACCATGATTATGGAAAGACTTAATGGTGGCAAAATAGTCTGGGCCGAAAAAGGCTACTCGATTGGCGGCCAAGTTCCTTTTGGCTACAGAAAAGAGCACGAAAACCATGGATCTAGGAGACACACAAAACTTGTTCCTATCCCAGAAGAACAAGAAGTCTTGAAACACATCTACGCGTTGCGAGACAAAGGTTTAGGTGCTCGAAGAATAGCCAAACAAATCCAAAATTCACATGCTGGTTATGAAGACTTCCCCTTTCATAAAGTTCACAGAATCTTGAAAAGAAAGTTCCAAGGCAAGCACGCGTAGAAAAAACTATCTTTGTCGCTTATAATCGAAAAGACTATGAGCGATAAAGAAAAAATTATCAGCGCAATCAACAAGATTGACGCGATGCTGGAGCTAGACTTTATGACTGCCCCGGTGAGACAAGAGCTCACAGACGTTAAAGTTTTGTTGGTTTTGGTAAGGGATAACCTTTAATGGCAATAATTAACGGATGGGGACGTGGCGCCTGGGACGAAGGTGCCTGGGGTACGGAACTACCATTAAATCTAAGCAGCGTCGGTGCTATAACATCTGGCCTGGGCACAGTAACAGTTGATGCCGAAGCCAACGTCACACTTACAGGTAGAGCTGTTACATCTAGCTTAGGTACACCAAGCACAGATGCAGAGGCCAATGTAACGCCTACTACTCTTGCGATTACGTCAGGTTTAGGATCTCCAGCTGTAGATGCAGAAGCGAATGTAACCTTAACAGGCAGATCTATTACCTCAGCGATTGGCTCAGTAATAGTCCATGAAAACGAAGTAATCAACATGCCGTCTTTTGCGGTTACAAGCGCTATCGGCTCTGTATCTACTGTCGCAAAAGCGAATGTGGTGCCGACTGGACAAAGCGTAACTGTAAGCCTCGCCTCAGTTTTGGTTTACGGAGAAGTCGATACAAGTCAGACACCAAACTTTTCTGACGTTGCAACAACTCAAACACCAAACTATACTACAATTAAAGGCGGTAGAGACGCAGCATAAAAGAGGACATGAAATATGGCAACTTATGTAAATGATTTAAGACTAAAAGAGATTGGCACTGGGGAATCTTCCGGAACCTGGGGCTCGGAGACGAATACGAATCTTGAGCTGATTGGAGAGGCTTTAGGCTTTGGCACCGAGGCAATAACCACTAACGCAGACACACACACTACAACTGTAGCCGATGGATCTACGGATCCTGGTAGAGCCATGTATATCAAATATACAGGTGCTTTAGATTCTAACTGTACGATTACGATTGCACCGAATACCATGAGTAGGGTGCATTTTATAGAAAATGCAACAACCGATTCTGGAAGCAGTGGACCTTATAGTATTATTATTTCACAGGGCACTGGCGCTAACGTAACCATACCAAATGGTGATGTAAAAGCCGTTTACTTGGATGGTGCTGGCTCTGGAGCTGCCGTTGCAGATGCTTTTGCTAGTCTTTCAACAGTAGACCTAAAAGTACAAGATGATTTAACAGTTACAGATGATGCCTCAGTAGGTGGTGATTTAGCTGTTACAGGTGCATTAGACGTTGATGGAGCTACCACAACAGATGGCATAACAAACGCTGGTAACTTTGCTACAGATAGCGGAACAATCAAACTAGACGGAAATCATCCTACTAACACAGGTAATTCAGCTTTAGGAGATACAGCGTTAGATTCACTAACAACAGGAACAGATAATACAGCGATGGGTGATGCAGCTGGAACAGCGGTCACTACAGGAGTAAACAATACTTTTGTAGGACATGATGCTGGTAAGTCTGTAAGCACAGGTGCAAAAAATACCTTTATGGGTTCTTTGGCTGGCGACGCAACTACAACGGCAGACGATAATACAGCGATAGGTGTTAGTGCTTTAGGAGCAAATAGCACAGGAGCATCAAATACTGCGTTAGGAAGTTCTGCGTTACAAAATAATACGACAGCTTCAGACAATACAGCAGTCGGTTTTGCAGCTCTATTAGTAAACACTACGGGAACAGAAAACGTGGCGGTGGGTGCTAATGCTTTGGACGCCAATACGACAGCCAACGAAAATACGGGCGTTGGACATAATTCTTTAACTGGTGCAACAACAGGCGGACAAAATACTGCTTTAGGAGCTGCTTCTGGTAAAGTAATTTCTACTGGCACACTGAATACAGCAATAGGAAGAGCAGCACTACAGGCAAACACGACGGCATCAAACAATACGGCGGTTGGAGGAAATGCTTTAAAAACAAATGTTACAGGAACAGCTAATACGGCTGTGGGTAAAGATGCGCTAGAGTTAAACACCGGAGATAATAATACGGCAGTTGGTTTAGACGCTATGACGGCCAATACAACGGGCACCCAAGGTACTGGTGTGGGGGTTGGTGCTTTAACTGCAAACACGACTGGAAACTACAATTCTGCTTTTGGATATTTAGCGGCTGGATCAGCTACTACTGGGCAGCAAAATACGGCTGTGGGAGTTGAGGCGTTATTTACACAAACTACTCACAGTTATTCAACGGCTGTTGGATATAGAGCAGCAAAGGTCGCAACAGGACAAGAGACTGCTGCGTTTGGAACAGATGCCATGTTGGCAGCTACTACCGCAGCAAGAGCGACAGCCATAGGTGCATACGCAAACGGAACCGGAGCCATGGATGGTAACGACAACACTTTAGTCGGTTACTCTGCTGGATTAGTTATGACAACCGGCAACCTAAACGTGGCGGTAGGATCAACAGCCTTAGATGCTTGTACTAATGGACAAAAACACGTCGCTGTGGGATATGGAGCTTTAGGAGCACAACAAGGCGGCGAAGAAAATACTGCCGTAGGTTATTTAGCTGGTTCTGGCATCACGACAGCGAGTGGTAACGTGGCGATGGGCCAAGAAGCGTTAAAAGTTAATACGACTGGAAACTTTAACGTGGCCATAGGAAGAGAATCATTAGCGTCAGTCAGTACAGGAGCAAACAATACGGCAATCGGAAAAGAGGCTGGAACGAGTGTAACTACTGGAACTAATAATATACTGATAGGTAAAGATTCGGGAGTAACAGGAAGTCCAGGCGGTAACATTACAACAGGAAGTAATAATATTGTTTTAGGCGATGAAAATATCGGAGCACTGTTTTGCACACAAACCTCAATCAGCACATCTGACAGAAGAGATAAAAACAGTATCACTAACTTTACAGGTGGATTATCTTGGATAAACGCCATGAACCCAGTAACCTATAAATGGGACAGAAGATCTTGGTACATAGATGAAGAAGCAACTCCAGAGGATTTATTAGCAGTCACACCAGATGGCTCTAAAGTTAATCCTAGTATTGAAGTAGGTTTGGTTGCACAAGACGTATTAGATATTGAAAAAGCAAATGGATATGGTGCTGACAACGATAATAGTTTGTTAGTTAATTTAACAGACGACCAAACTAGATATGGTTTGAATTATACAAAAATAGTACCCATACTTGTTTCGGCAATAAAAGAACTTTCAGCAAAGGTCGACGCATTAGAGAGTTAAGGAAAAAAATATGGCAGTAAAAAAAACAATAACAAGTTGTACCCCATACATCAACAGCAGTAGCAAGGTTAATAAGTGGTATATAGAAATGACTTATGAAAATGGTAATGAGGCCGATTCTACTTATTACACTTTTAGTTTTAACACTACAGTAAACCAAAAAGATACAGACAGAGATGGAAATGTAACAACTAATTTCACGCTCAAAGCTAAGGGTAATTGGAGTAACGCAGATTTAGTTGCTATTTGTCCTGTATCACATTGGGATGCAATATTTGCAAGTCAAGTAGATAGTGTCATAACAAACCCCCCAGCAGCAAGTACACCAGATAATAGTTTCAACGTACCTAGTTGATGGCAGAAGTCACTGTACATAATATGCCCGCTGTTTTCGTTATGGAAACAGAAATGCCTATAAGTATGGTTAATGACCTTAATGATTATCTTGATGAATACAAAGAAGATCAAAATAAAAAGTCTTTAGCTGATACTTTAGTAGGACAAATAGCACAAGGCGAACAACTGTTGATGGATAACAATGATCCTAGAGTAAAAGAATATTCAAATTTTATTTGTGGTTTAGGTGCTGATTACATAAACTTTTTTAGCAATAATACAGGTTCACAACTACGTTCTCCAAAGGCAGTAGATATTGATGAAACCTGGTCAGTACATAGTTATGAAGGCGACTACAATCCAATTCACGATCATGGAACTAAAACAATCATGGGCATATCCACTACTGGTTGGACTAAAGTGCCTCAACAAATACTAGATCAACCTGTAGCGGGTTCACCAAACTACTCTTTGTATAACACATCTGGCGATTGTGATGGCTATATAGCTTTTAACTATGGTAGAAATGAATTATTAAATACAGAAAGGCTTAGACCTCCTCAGTCCTTTGTTATGAAGCCAGAAGTAGGTAAATTATTAGTGTTTCCTTCTTGGTTACAACACATGGTATATCCTTTCAAAGGCGAAGGAGAAAGAAGAACAGTAGCATCCAACTTAAATTGTTGGGATGTTCCAAAAGAATCATTAACAACGGAGAAACAAAATGGAAATGATAGTTAATTTAATAACCTGGGTAACAATCATAGTAACTGTGGCCTCTTTGATTGCCGCCTCTACGCCCACGCCAAAGGATGATGCCTGGATAGGCAAACTCTACAAACTGATTGATTGGGCCGCTTTAAATATAGGCCGCGCCAAAGAGAAGTAAGATGAGTTTTTGGAAAAAGGTAGTCGATTTTTGGACTGGCACAGAAAGAAAAAGAGTTAGAGCTAGAGACGAAGAAGGCCAGTTTGTGGCTGACGACAAATCTACCCCGGACGTGAACGAAGCCTACACAGAGGTCAGAGTAAAAAAAACTAAAAAACGCAAAAAGAAAAAGAAGTAATGTCTAATATTAACGAGTCTATGGCTAAAATAGAAGCTCACGAACGGGAGTGCACGATTCGTTACGAAAATATTGAAAGAAGATTAGAAGACGGCTCGAAACGATTTGACAGACTAGAAACAATGCTTTGGGCAGTCTATCCCTTTATAGTCGGCGCGGTAGTGTTGGCAGAATTTATATGAACGATCAGAATAGATTTAGCGGAGACATGGATCGTAATGAGGTCGAAATGGATCTCAATAAATTTATGGATATGATAAGGGAGATTTCAGATCTTAAAGATAAAATTAGAGATTTGGAGTCTGACGTAAATGTAAACCCACATCAAAAATGGATTCACCTAGCTAGAGCAGTGGACTCCTGGAGAATATTCCCTCGTGCTTTCTTAACTGTTTATATAATTTTATTGTATAAATGCACCATTTGGTTTATGGAACTGCCTGAGCCTACGTTTGAACAATCTGGCCTAATATCTATCGTAGTGGGTGCTGGAGCTGCATGGTTCGGACTGTATGCCGGGACATCTAACTCCTCAAAAAGTTTCAAAGGTGAAGATAAGTAATGCTATGTAAGAAACACATTAATATTATAGCTTTAGCTGCTTTATTGTTACCTATTTCTTCATTTGCAGATCAAACTGGCGATTGTACTGCTGGATCGCAATATTGTGAGCAAAACAGTTTAGATACAACAAACACGACAACTACAACTAATACAAACACGAATACTAATACAAACACAAACACAAACACCAATACAAACACCAATACAAACACGAATACCAATACATCGACTTCAACTAATACGAACACAAATACAAATACAAATACCAATACGAACACGAACACGAATACGTCAAACAACACCAACGTAAATACAACAACCGCTACAACAACTGCAACAACAAATAACACTAATACAAACGTCAATACGTCAACGTCTACAGTCAATTCATCGGTAAATCAAAACGTGAATAACACAACTGTTTCAGAGAATACAAACACAAACAACAGTACAAATACGAACTACAATGAATCAACATCTGAGTCGAACGTAACAACAGACAATACAAATACGAACAACAACAATACTGTATCGGACAATACGAACAGAAACATAAATGAAACCAACTCTACGCAAACTATAAATCAAAACGTAAAAACAGAAGCGCCACCCGCGTCGGCTATAGCACCATCTATAATGTCTTATTCACAGGATTTGTGCACCACAGGCGTTTCTGGAGCCTTCCAGGGACAGGTTTTTGGACTTTCTGGCGGTAAAACAGTAGTCGATGAAAACTGTGAAAGATTGAAGCTGAGTAAATATATTTATGATATGGGGATGAAAGTGGCCGCAGTTTCAATACTCTGTCAAGACGTTAGAGTTTTTAAAGCTATGAATATGGCCGGCACACCTTGTCCTTACGAGGGCAAAATAGGACAGGAAGCTAAAGAGTTATGGCAATCTAATCCACACAAAAGACCAGACGTAAAAGAAGCCGAAGCAGATTATGTAAGAAAATGCACAGCCGAGGCTAATCCAAAAAGAAGTGATATAAATAGAGACGTCATAGGCTTTGTGAAAAAAAGCTACACACGCAAAACAAAAACTAATAGGCAATGCAAAAAAGAATTTTATGCTTTGTCGTAGTTGGACTATTAAGTTCAAATATATTTAGCCAATATACTTACGAAGCTAATCAACCGCTATACGATTTGCACGACAATGCAAATAACTTCCAAGGGGAACTGGCCTATGAGGTGGTTGATGATGGGATATCTCCAGCCATTGATCTTTCTTTTAATTTTACCTTCTATGGCTCTACATTTTCACAAGCCAGAATGGCAACCAACGGATGTTTACATTTTGGGGCTAGTGGAGACTACTGTAGTGACTACACTCCCGATCCTATTAACGGACAACACACTTACACCTTATATCCTTTTTGGACCGATCTAATTAGAGATACCGATTCTCGAATGAAGTCTTACGGAGACTCCGAAAAGATGATATTTGGTTGGTATAAAATGCGTGAATATAATCGTGCATCCGACAACAGTTTTGAAATCATACTTTGGAACAATAACTCTTTTGATTTTCGTTACAGAGAACTAGATATAATAAATCACGATGTTTTGATTGGTGAGGTTGGATCTAACGCAAGTAACTCATACACTTATTTATACCATGACGAATGTGCTACAGGAACTACAAACTCTAGCACTTGCGTAAATCAAAATTGGAACGGCACTTCGTTTAACACAACTTTAGAAAACGGAGGTAGTTTATACGGATTAGGTAGTGGCAACAGCATTGATTGTAGTGATTCTTTGAACGATTCTAGCTGTCCAGGATATGCAGCAGCTTACTTGGCACAGCAATGCAACTTAGACGCTTTATATTCAACCGATTGTGCTGGATATGACGCTGCTTATCTAGCCCAACAATGCGACTTAGACTCTTTATATTCAACCGATTGCACTGGTTATGAAGAGGCTTTGCGTGATTACGAGTGTGACCAGGATCCTCAATACAGCCCAACTTGCTCTGGTTACATTCCAGAGGCTATAGCAGTAATGGTTACACAAAGCGGGTTTGATGAACCAGAAACATATCAAATAACACAGGATGAAGTAATTTTATACACAGAGCCCTTTGAGGGTTTCAATGAAGAGGAGGCATTTGAAGAATTTAATTTTGATGTTTTTAGCGATGATGAATTTTATGTAGATCCAATAGTAGATGATTTTGTTCCTATCGTTGAAAGCATATCTTTAGTTAGTAGTGTTAATGTTATAGATGTCTTCGATGCAGAGGAATTGGTAGAAGTCTTTACAACTAATGATTTACTAGCAAATACCGAAGAACTTATACAGCTATTTGAATTTGAAACAATAATTAGAGAGGAACTAGAACAAGAACAAGAACAAGAACAAGAACAAGAAACACAGTCAGAACCTATTGAGGTTGTGGAAATAATAGAAGAAATTGAAGAAACAATAGAAATTGCAGAAAATGATGAAGAAGTTATAGAAGAACTTGAAGAGGAAACAGAGGAGTTGGTTGCAGAAGAAACGTCTAGTAGGGGCGGGATAACCTCCACTATGTTAAACGTAGTAAGAAGCACAATAAATGCCGCTTCTTCAAGTTTTAGTAATACCTCTGTATCTAGCGGCGCAAACAGTGTAGCTAATAACAACGCTTCATCTTCATCAGGAATTAGCACCAGTAATTCACCAAGTATGTCAGAGCAAATAACTTCGGCTAATGCACAAAACAATATAGTGTTATCTTTAAATACAAACACAGAAGATGTAAGCAGTGGTCAAACACAAAGCGTATCTACAATTATTACACCATTGGTTACGCTAGACTCTAGCCCACAGGTAGTTATGGCAGAAGTACAAGTACAAAATATGCAAGGTGAAATTGATACAGCAGTATCGGGTGTAATGACGCAAAGCGAAGCAGACCAAATAGCAGATCAAATAATAGCTAACAACCTAAAACAAGAACAAGAAGAAATGGACCAGGAGCAACAAGAGTCTGGTGAATATGCAGATCAAACAACTTTCGTGGCATATTTAGGATATGTTCCAGGATTTGACAGATATCAAAATCTTTCCATACCAGATCAAAATTCTTGGTATGAAAGCAGAGACATTTATTCAGATGCAAATATTGATGATAATAGCGGTGCGTATTACAATCTAACGAACACAAATATAAATGTTATGCAAAATATAATAGACGAACAGGTGAACCTATGAACTTTTTAGAATCAAAATTAGCACAACTAATAGCTTTGGCATCGATTGTAGCAACACTAGCCGGTTTCGGTTACACAGGAGCAACCTACGTTAATAGGTTAGAAAACCTAGAGTCACAAATAGGTGGGATAGGGGATGCAGAAGACGCACAAAAAATAATAGAAGAGAGGTTTGCTGCTATAGAAACATCTGTTGAGTATATCAATAAATCAATAGATGCTATCGTTATACCAGATAACAGTGATTTAAAAGCTAGTATAGCTGGTCTAACTCTTAGTGTTGAGCGCATGCAATTAGATATAGAAGAACTAGAAGACAGCAATAAGAACCCTTTGGCTAACTAATCATACTGAGGTAGTGACGAACCATGCAACAAGTATTAATAGGAATTATAGTAGTATTAGCAGTAGCTAGTTATTATTTTTTTAGTCAAAATCAAATTTTGCAAGCAAACAACGCTGTCTTAGAGGGCGCTGTTGCCACACAAGAAGAGACAATAAAATCCATACAAGCCGACTTCGAGCTACAAACACAACAACTTCAAGACCTTACTGTAAAAAGCCAAGCGGCACAAAGAGAGCTAAATCGATATACACAATTCATACAAAATTATGAGCTTACTGCTAAAATTTTGACAGATCCAAAAGAAATGGAGAGGAAAATAAACAATGGTACAAAACATATCATGGAAGACATCGAGAAAATTAGCGGCACTGTTGATGATCTCGATGATGGCTTGCAGTTGCAGCCTAATTCCAACTAAACAGATACAAGTTTCAGCAAAGCCTATTGAAAGAAAAATAGTGCAACCTATTATGCCTAGAGAGATAGATCTCAAGCAGCCAGAGTGGATAGCAGTAACGCCAGAAAATAAAGATGAACAATTAGCCAAAATAGAGGAACAAGAGGGCGAGCTGGTTTTTTTAGCAATGACAATACCAGATTACGAAGTCATGGCCTACAACATGCAAGAAATAAAAAGGTACATAACTGAGCTCAAAGATGTTGTGGTTTATTATAGAAAAGTTACTACGGAGCAACCTACAAATGAGTAAATCACCAGAGGCTTTTGTCTATAAGTGTACTTTACGCTCTATAACCGATGGAGACACTATAAGATTACAGACTATAGATCTTGGTTTCTCGGTGCAATTACATAACAAAGCCGTTCGTATAAATGGGATTGATACCCCAGAAAGCCGGATTAATATTGCAAGATACCCAGAGAGAGCAAAGGAAAAAGAACTTGGTTTACTGGCAAAACAAAAACTAAAAGATTGGCTGGTTGGTGATATTACAATAAGATCTTATGGAACAGATAAATATGGGAGAGTATTAGCAGATGTCTTTTGTAAAAAAGGTAATGTTGCTGATTTGCTCAAAAAAGAAAACCTTGCTGTCGATTATCACGGCGGCACAAAAACAAAAAAATGGGGAGAGTAATATGGAAATATCACAAGAAGGAATAGCACTTATCAAGCGTTTTGAGGGTTGCGAATTAAAGGCATACAAATGTAGTGCTGGAGTGCCTACTATCGGTTATGGATCTACTCGTGGTGTCGAAATGGATATGGAAATTTCACAAGAAAGAGCAGAGGCATTGTTATTAGAGGACGTGGCAGATTTTGAAGAAGAGGTAAACAAATGTGTTGAGGTGCCCCTTTCGCAAAATCAATTCGACGCTTTAGTAGCCTGGACCTTCAATCTTGGAGGATCTAATCTTCGTAGCTCAACCATGCTTAAAGTTTTAAATAACGGAGAATACGATAAAGTACCCAGTGAAATGAAAAGATGGAACAAGGCTGGAGGCAAGACGCTACAAGGATTGATAAGGCGTAGAGAAGCCGAAAGTTTACTTTTCAAAGATGAACCATGGCACGAAGTTTAACGATATGTAATACTACCCACAGACGCTATGGGCGTTTAGAGTTGGGTGGTTTTACGTCACTACCTGACCACCTAACTCGACTATGAGCGAAGTTTCTTATAAAGACTTTGATATTCTGTCTGAGACTGATAAGGCGGAGGCAGTAGCACTACTTAACAGGTACGAGCAACTTGAAAAACAAGACTCTTGCCAAAACGATTTTATTTCTTTTGTAAATCACATGTGGCCTGATTTTATAGAGGGCAGACACCACAAAATAATTGCTGAAAAATTTAATCGCATAGCAGAAGGAAAACTAAAAAGACTTATTGTTTGTTTGCCACCTAGACACTCTAAATCAGAGTTTGCATCAACCTTTTTTCCAGCCTGGATGATGGGTAGAAAGGGCAACCTCAAAATAATACAAACAACACACACGGCTGAACTTGCAGTGCGTTTCGGTAGAAGAGTTAGAAACATAATAGATAGTGAAGAATATCAACATATCTTCCCAAATTTGCAGCTCCAGGCAGATAATAAAAGTGCTGGTCGATGGACCACAAACCAAGAGGGCGAATCTTTCTACGCTGGTGTGGGTGGTGCAATAACAGGTCGTGGTGCGGATCTATTAATTATTGACGATCCACACTCGGAACAAGATGCAATGTCAAGGACAGCATTAGAGTCAGCATACGAGTGGTATACATC